CTTGAATAGCTGGTGCTAAAGCAGGACCCACTCCAGGAATCATACTTAGTCCTTGTCCAAGACCACCTCCTATTTGAGAACCTGCAGAAGCACCACCACCAAGTTGAGAGAATCCTGCTCCCATTAATGATGATATAGCTTGTCCACCACCTCCTGACATAAAATTTGTAAAGTCAAAACCACCTTTTGCTTGAGGAACAAGCCCTCCTGATCTATATTGTTTTATAATATCACTGTCAGATAGAGGCTCATATCCAAGATCAGAATATAAATCTCCAGGATTGTACATGTTTTGTATCTCTGTAGGATTACCACCAATAGAAGCACCATATTCAGCAAGGATTTCTGTTCCTGTACCTCCAGGAATAAATCTTTCATTAGGGCTTACAACAGCATCTTCTGGACGAACATATCTTCTAGCTGTTCTTTCTGGTTGTGTTTGAGAAGCCTGTAATGCTAAATCGCTTATTTTTGCAGAGGTTTCTAATTCCTTGCGTTGCTTCTTCATTGCACCAATTGATTGGATTCCTGAAATAATGCCACCTATTGCAGGAAGTCCTTGCATAATGCCTCCCATAATGTCTGGTTTTTGTCCTCCTGCTCCTGATAATATTCCTGCAGCACCTCCTTGTGCTTTCTTAACCTTTTTGCCTTTTTCTAGTTTTAATGCAGAAGGTTTGAAGTTTATCTTTGGAGCAGTTCCAGATAAGAATTCAGATTTAGGGGAATACTGAACTCCTCCATCTTCACCTCCAATATTACCAAGGCTTCCTATTAATCCTTGTAAAGCATTCATCATTCCTCCACCACCACCTTGTTGAGCAGCAGCTTGTTTCTCTTGCTCAGCTATTATTTGCTCTTGTGTTTGTCCTGTAATACTCAAAGGAACAAGATCAGCATAGTCTTGATAGGACTGATATTGTGGAATAGCATCTTGTTCACCACCAATATACGATCCCACCTCAGCTTTCTTAATCTGTTTCTTAGCTTCAGGATGAGCTTTGAAGAATGCAGCCTCTGTAGGATATTTCTTGTAGAATTCCTTTTCAGATTTAACACCAGCGATTTTGAGAAACTTTGCTTTCATATTATTAATATTTATCTAACCATCCACCTTTGGTTGGTTTGTTATAGTTTGTAAAATTAAGTAATTGATCTAAATGTTGTGCAGTTTTTTCATCTTGTTGGTTAACACCATTTTTGGCTACAGGATATTCTTTCACCTTCTTACCCTTGAACTTGTAATCCTTTCCTGGTTCCATATATTGAACATCTCCTTCATCAGAGATTCCTATTAGATCTTGGTTAACCCCCTGCATTGTTATATTTGGAGAATCTATTTCCACCACCTTTCCCCAATTGTCAGGATTCCAATATCCCATGTTATCTTTTACAACAGATCCATTCTTACTAATATTCCTAGGGGTCCAATCTAGTCCATGTTGATAGAAGGACATTGAACCACCATTTTCATGCCTAGGAAGTTTTGTATTTTTAGGAGATTCTGAAAGAGTTTTTACATCACTAGCAGCATGTGCTCTTTTTAACCATTTGTTAAAAAATTGTGCCCCTTTCGTAAAGTAATCTCCTTTCATTCCTTGAATTGCTTTGCTATAAGGAATAAATCCAAGTGCTCCTTGTACAAAATCTTCACCAGCCTTTCCCCAATTTTTATCCATAGCATATCTTGCTGAAGTATACAGATCACCTGTACCGCCTGCAATTTGGGCAAGGTATTGTGTAACAGGATTTGATGATCCAGCAAGAGATGCAACAGCTAATGTGGATTTTGCATTTTTTACAGCGTTTGAAGGTTCATATCTTTCTACATTATTAGTTGATTTTTTAGAAGGTGCATTTTCTTTCCACACCATTTCAAACGGTTTAGAAGAATATCCTGTTTGAGCACTAGGAAGAGTTTTCTTTGCATAAGGACCTTCAGAAGGTGTGCTTCCTGTACGTGCATATGTGAATCCTACAGAACCAGGAATAGAAGCTCCTGCCTCAGCTTTCTTTTTCTTTCTATTACCTAAAGTGTGTCTATATGTAACGTTTGTACCTTGGTTGTTACCATAATTTAGTCCAAGGTAGTCGTTTTCTCCCAATTGATAACCTGCTCCAATATTATAATTAAATGCACTATTTTCACCAAGTCCTTGTACCCCTCTTCTTGAGATCATCATTGGAGCATTGACACTAGCATTTAACGATAAAGTTTCTGTAGGGCGAGCTTCAAAATTTACATTAGGTATTGCTATAAGTTGATTTCCTGGAATTCCAATTAAATTAACTCTAGGAGTAGCAGATAAACTTGGTTGAAACTCTTCCATTGTTGGTAAAAATTGCAATGACTGTTTTTTACCTTTCTGTGCCTGAGGAACAAATGTTGTAGGATAGACATATCCACCCATTTGATACATTGGAAGAGTTTGATTAGCTCCTGCCATAGGAGGTTGGATGTTCCCACCCATCTGAAACTGTCCACCCCATGCAGGAGAATAGTTTCTACCTACATTTGTAGTGCCTAAGTATTCACCACCATTTTCGTATTTATCTAACCACTTTGCCATTATTTGAAAGATATTTGACTAGGTGTAACAATGAATTGGGAGACAAGGTGTATATCAGAACGATTATCCAATATGTGTCTCACCTTCAAATCCTTAGCTCTTAAAGGTTCTTTTCTATATGATCTCTTTCCATAGTCCATGTTTGATTGATTCACTATCTTATCTATAGAGAGAGATTCACAACTCTTGGTGAAGAGCAATTCTTTCTTGTTCTTCACTAAAGACCAGAATGTGTTATACTGGTAGAAATTATCACTCTTTGTATACGTAATTGTTTTACTTTCAGCATTATACATAGGATACTTCATGTATTCCTTTAAGTTGTTCATTGGTTTAGCCACTAATTCCAATGTTCCTGAAGACTGTTGATCATTATATAGAACAGCTTTGTTAAACCATGCATCATCTAATTGTATCTTCCTATTATCATCAAACACCCCAAATTGGTCTGGAAGGTATTGATACACCTTTGTATAATCTTTTACATTCTGTAATATCTCATCGTAATATTGATAGGCAAAAGGATATTCAATAATGTAGGGTTCTGTCACACCATAATAAGTGTTGTATATTTGGGGGTTCTTAAGATGCCTCCAAACACAACCTGTTACAGTTTGTGTATAATTTGAATTTGCAAATTCAATAATACTAATATTATCATCAACAGGAATAGACTTTCTAAACTTACATCTTCCTTTTGATTCTATTAGTAAACGGTTAACATCATCATCTACAGTGTAAGCCACCCCATTAATTAATTCCTGCTTAGAAACATTTATAGCTAACACGTTCCCAAAATTATCATAAATAATAAAGGGTCCTGAATTAGGTGCAGATCTTGTTAACTTTATATAAACAACTTTAGTCATTTACGTTTCTTTAGGGTGTTGTTGTTGTAGAGGTTGTTGTTGAAGATGTACTGCTAGTTGTTGTTGTAGTGGGACAATCTCCTTCAGTGGTACATGGTAAATAATCTGAACATAATGTGAATATTAATGTTCCATCAGAAGAGAAGGAATTATACTGAGCACATATTGTAATAGTTTGAAAATCTGTATTTGAAATAGATTGAGTGTTTCCAGAACCATCCAACCAGTAGAAGTTACCCTCTCCGCTAAGTTCTACTGTATAACAATATGTTTGTAAAGTGGTACTTGTTGTTGTTGTTAACAATGGATTTCCTGTTAGAGATTTAACTACACATCCCATATATTGAGAAATTCCATCAAGTAGCCCAGAATTATCACCTGAGAATAGTGTAGATAGAGCAAATCCTGCAGGATCTGGAGAAACATCCACTAATATATTTATTTGAGAATTTGCATCAAATAGATATATTACACACTCACAATAATACATTCCAACTGCTGCAAAAGATCCCATATTAAAATCCACTTCAAGAGTTCCTGTAGAATAGTCATATTGAGATAAGTAGTAATCAGATGTAATAGTGTCTTGGTTAATTAATATCAACTTACCATCTACTGTATACAAGAAATTACCAATTGCTATTCTATCTGTTTGTAAATCAAACTTATTTGTTAAAGATGCTGTAAGAGTGGTAATATCAAGCTCTACAACCTTCTGAGGAGAAGGTGTGCTATTCACAGCAATCAACGTTGTATTGTTTATTGATACAATTCCTGCAGATGTTGTAAATCCTACAGGAAAAGCAATGTTTCTATTGAATGTTGCTGAGAAAGGATTTTGTGTTAAACTCCATTCATTAATCTGTGTATTAATTGCCCAAAAATAATTTTCTCTAAATGCTGTTCCAATAGAAGATATGTATCCAGGAATATTTAAAATATAGAATAATCCATTATAATTGAATACAATTCTATTTCCAGAAACAGTTAAATAAGAACAACATTCAACAATATTGTCAAGAGCAAGTGTAGTGGTTTCTGTAACAGTGCATATACAAGAAGTTATTTCAACTATTTCTCCATCCATAATATGATATATTAATCCATCACCTTGATAATTAGATGTAAAATACCAACCATCAGTGAGAGGTGTGCAAGGAGACGAATAAACAATTTGTCCTAAAGACAGGCTGTCTGCAAATACGCTTATTTCTAAAAAAGAAAAAGAACAGTTTAAATTAATAGAAGTGTTGAAATAATTAGCACCATTACAAGCACTTTCTAAAGATGTTGTTGAATCTACAGTGATTGAATCTATAACAAATCCATTTATAAATATATATGAATTAGTTCCAAAATCACATGTTGTAGTGGTTGTTGTAGTTGGTGTTACATCAGTTGCTGTACCATCTAAAGAACAATCTATAGAATATGCTGTTCCTACCAAATCACAATCATAAGATGGTGGTGGTGGGGGAACATAAAGAGTGGATGTAGTGGTGGTGGTTCTTGGAACAACTTCTGCAAGACTACTTGTAGATATTGCACCAAATCCACTTAAACTAACATCAAGTCCATCACAACATCCATTTATTCCCGAATAGAAGAAATTGTTTTCTCCCATATAGAAGTTAGGAAGATAACTATGAAAGCTTATCCATGTCTTGGTGTTAAAGTTGAAAGAAATTGTCCAAGACTTATTACAGAAATATTCTTTTTCTGAAAGATAAACAATTGTTCTAATTACCGTTCCTCCAATAGTTTCTTCTATATAAAAGTCTTTTGTACTATAATCATATTTAACATCACTATTTAAAGGAACATAGTCTAATTTTGTAAGTATTAATCTATCATATTTACTGTCATATACACCATGGATTCCTATTCCATTAAAATGATTGTCTGTATTTACACCAGGAATAATTATCCTCTCGTTATTTATAACTTGCTCTAAATCAGGGAAAAATCTTAAAATCTCAAATGCTAGATGGTCTGTAAAGAACCTATTCATACCAGATCCAAATGCTGACAAATCTGTAGCTTGGTTTCCTGAAATAAGGAACACCTGTCCTCTTTTAGCATCCACTGTAACTTGTCCTTGAGGAATCTTTAATAAGAACTTATTCTGACTTCCTACATATCCAAGATCTGTTTCTGCAAAATCAATAGGAGGAGAAGATTTAAACAATGTACTGTTTCCTAAATAAGCAGCTTGTGGGTTACTTGTTTCAACAGTGAGTAGAGTGTTGTAAAGCAAAGACTTATTTTCAAACCTTGCTAATACAGCTCTATTCTGAATACCATCCAAAGATGTAAGTTTTCCGTAGTTCTGAGGAAAATCAAAAAATGATACAGAACGATAGAGCAACCAGTTATTCACCCTATTATCAGCATTTATGTCTTGAGGATCTGAATATATGGCTCTAAAAGGATAGTTTGTAAAACAGAGTTTTTCTTTCCAATCTGGAGGAAGATGGGAGAAAAAGTTCTCCTGATTCTGCTTACTAAAGGTTCTATTGTAATAATATGTATTATCGTTAGCTATAGAAACAAAGCTCTCTTGCACCCAATCATCAGGAATACCTGTACTTACGTGAGGCCAGAAATCACCTTCTCTAGGATTAAATGCTTGTCTTAAATCTGTATTGTAAGAACTTTCACAATAAAAATTAGGAATTCCATATGCAAACAAATAGAAATATCCATCATAGAATGTTCTATATGTTCCTGGTGTGTTAGGTTGTGTAGGAGGAGGTATTAGTGAGGGATCGTTAGGGCAATCGAAACTAGTTGCCTTATAAGATATTATGTTTGTTAACAATGGTGTCCCATTGTTATAACTTTCTGTAATAGATCTTGAAGAGTGCCAGTATTTTGGATAGGCAACATTACCTATTTCATCATAGAATATATCACTATCATCAGGAGCACCCACACGATTATCTATAAAAAATGGAAGCTTTGTTTTGAATGTAAATCTACTTATAAATGTATCTCCTCCAAAAATTGTTACAGGACTAGGAATTATTGTATAGTCAACATTTTTTTGAAATCCTGTATCTATTGTAATGTAAGAATATATCTGTCCCCATTGACTAATGTTTATATTCTTCAAAGATCCGTAATAAGAAACTACATTAATGTCTTGCTCTTTTCCAGGAGCATTACAAGCTCCCACCTCAGAAATAATAATTCTTGATTTGTCAGATATGTTTGGAAGTCCTGTAGTAGAATTAATTAAAGTGTTTGTTTGATTTGGATAGGGTAGAGGTGGGGTGGCTATACCTGTTTTAAATACAGATCCTGAATTTACCACTTGTAATGTAAAGTTTGTATTTCCAGAAACTTTTACAGGAACTATTACAGATTGTATAGGTGGAGTTGTACAATTTCCTGGAGTTATTGTTACAGATTGATTTTTATAATCTGTATCAATATAATTAAATGTAAAATCATCTTCTGGTTTTGTTGGAGTGGATATAGGATTGTTATTACAAATTCTATATTCTTTATAGAATACAGTGGTGTTTATTAAATCATCTGTAGTTTTTAAATATAAAGAAGATTCTCTTTGGTAATTGTTTATATTGTTTGTATCCCCAACATTTAATACACCAGGAATCAAATATTGAACAATATCAAGTGGTCTTTGCTTTATACCAATTCCATTGGGAATGTTTGAAAAATAATCATAACTGGCTATAGAATTGTAAGAATATGCATAATTCTTTCTTGTAATACCATTAACATAGATGGTTAAATAAGATTGATATGCTGCAAACATTGATGCTGCACTAAATCCTCCTATATTTGCTATTTCTCTAGAACTATTTAATGCATCCACTTGAGCCTCTTTACTAAGAAGTTTGTAGTTTGCATTATTGTTCACTTGAACAAAATGTCCCTTTCCACCACCAAACATTACATTTTCAAGCTTAATTACATTTCCTAAGAAAGGATTTCCAAAAGAAGTTTCTGGAGAATTAAACACCATTCTCAAAGCTGCTTCTGTAGTGGATCCAATAGAAGATATGCTTTCTTTTCCAGAACAACTACGTTTACTTCTTCTACCAACTTTTCTTTTTCCACTGTCAGTGATTATTTGACCTTCATCTTGCAAAACACTTGGTTGTAATGTAATTTCTGTTTTACTACAACATTGCACTGGACATAAACAATTTCCTGAACCTCCAAATAATCCTCCAATACCACCACCTATTAAACAAGGAAGAGGACAAAATGAAAAAGGACATCCTCCATCAACACCTATACTTCCAGAAGTAGATCCTATTAGAAGAGTTGCCCAATCATCTTTTGTTCTTGGTCCAGCTTTACTCCAACCATCCAACCAAGGATTGTAGTATGTAAATGTAGAATTATTTGTAGAAAAAGGATCATTCCACATATAACGCATTCCAGCACAACCATCTGCTGTAACTTTATAAACATCATAGTTTCCAGGACCTATATCAGCTTTTCCAGAAAGATATTTTGGTCTTCCAACAGCACAAAACTCTTCTGTTTTACCAGCATCTATTTTTTTAACAGTTCTTTTTCCAGTGTCTACATCTATATATTCTATATCACATTTTCCTGAAGAATCTCCAGTTATACAAGTGACCAACCATGGCTCAGCTTCTTTTGCAAATGCATTATTGTTTTTAGAAAGAAATACATCAGCTTCAAGTTCATTGTAAGGATAGTTGGGAAAGAAAAATGTTTGTTCTTGTCTTTGATAAGAACCAACATTTCTTAATATACCCTTTCCTATAATGGATTTATTCGTGCTTCTATCACCTCTCACTATTTTAAATCCAGCTATGTCAGCTTTTTGTTCATCTGTAAGATTTGATGTAAGTATTAAATTTTGAATTTGTGCAACATCCACTTTAACACCAATAGGAAAAACAGCATCAGCTGTTTGCATTTGTACAACATATTTATTAGCTGTAATAGTTGGTGTAGCACTTTCAAATATAGGACTTACAAGAACATCTGGAAACTTATGGTGTCTTATTGGTTCATTTGCTAAATTTCCCCAAACATCTATGTTACAAGGATATGTTTCTTCAGATTCCCAATATGCAAAATCGCCATATCTATGAGGAGTGGCATTTCCTATCTTATCTCCTGTTGCAACTCCTAAGTCTGTAGCAGTGTTGTATATTTTCCAATATTCACTATATCCAATTCCTGTTGTAGGATCTATGTAATCAGGTTCTCCTATAAAATCAGGATTTGTTGTAGAAACATCTGGAACAGATATTTCAAATGAATTTTTCACCCTTCCAGGAATGTGAAATCCATCTGTTTGTTTACCATTCTTAAGAAGAAAAACAATTTCAAACGCATACACCTCATCCCTTAAATACCCCCTAAGATTTGTAGCATTTAGCTCATCAGCATAATTTTCATCTGCTGGAATCTTATATGTTTGCCATTGAAGATTTATTTCACTAGCTATTTCTTGATAATTGATTCTATCAATAGATGTAAGATTGTCCCAAACAAGAACATCTTGTACCACTGTCAAATCTTGAGCTATCTCATAATAAGGATATTTTTCAAATATGTCATTGATTGTCAATCTTATCTGTGTAACATTCTGACCAGTGTATACTATTTCTTTTGTAAGCTCGTCTATAAAATATGTTCCTGCTAATTCTACAGAAGGAATATCGTTCACTGTTTTTATTACAGCTAAATTAAAATACTGAAATTGTCCAGTTTCATCAAGATCTGTCACTCTCACTCTAATAGACTTGCCCACCGCATAATCAAAGTTAGGCGTGTTTATTTGTGTATCAGCAATAGGTGTTGGGTTAGTGATAGAATAATATGAAGTGTAAGGATTACCAGTGGCATCTGAATATTGTATAGCAAACTGATAGGTTCCTGATATTAAATTTCCTCCATTTATAACATCTGTTATGGAAAGAAGAGGGATTTTAAAGTTAGGCTGTAACTTTAATTGATTACAATCCACCTCATCACTAAATCTAGGATCGCAGAAAGGAGATCCTGATTGAAGAGTGTAAGGAATGTCTGTTAGATTTAAGTATCTTCTAGGATTGATACCATCTGTCCAATAAATTTCTGTAGTGCAGTTTGTAATCTTATGCACTATCTTATGAATAGGATTCTTAATGTTAAAATTTAAACACTTTGCATTTACATAAATCTTATAGACACAATCGTTATTATCCATATATCCTATGTGAGAATCTCCTGTATCAGAGTTTGTCAAAAAGAATATATGTTTGTTTTGTTCAGCTATTAAATGATGACCTATTAAAGAGAACCCTGAAGGAAACTCTACGCAAAACTCATTACCAGGTTCATTCTGGTAGTTAACAGAATTAGCATCAAAGTTCTCTACAGCAGCATTCAATGCATACGTAAGAGAACCTTTTCCAACCTGATTAACAGATTGGTCCATGTTCAATCCTGTCTGTGCAACATTATTATTCATGTTTATAGCACTTGAATCAGGACTAACTAAGTCTTTTATCTTCTTAATTGTTTCTTCTCCAGCCATATCTACTTATTCTATTAGGAAGTTCATACATGTTAAACCTGTTCAAATCATTTTTGATTCTTCTTTGTTTAGCATATACATCTTGTTTCTTAATCTCAATATCAGCCATTATAAAGGCCTCATCAGCTAATTGTTTGTAATAAGCTAATTTTGTCTGAAGTTGATTGAAAGTTTCATCATTTGTTTGATTTGTAAGTGTTTCAAACACCTTATATTTAATAAACGCTTCAATATACTCTCTAATACGATAATTGTCAGGAATCATCTGATTACCGTTATTATCGTATTCTGTAGCATAGAACACTAAATAAACATTGCCACATCTAAAATTAGTGACAAACTTATTATCTCTAATGTCAAAACTATCTGCTTGAGAAGATCCAAAGTTTGCACAATCTAAAGAACAATCAGCTCTTACAGATATGTTTCCTGGTTTGAGCAGATATTGTTTTGTGTAGGCTATGTTCACCTGGTTATTAGTCTTGTATACAGCTTGAATAAGCTCAGGCATACACTCAGGACATCCTGTTGTACATTCAAGGTTTGTACAAGGAACACCGTTTGATATAACAGGACTCACCTGTATTGTTGTTTCAGAAGCAGCTTGAGAATAAAAAGAATTGGCTGTCTGATAGGGATAACCATTCACTGTTGTACACAACCAAGCTTCTCTAACAGCAAAGAAGTTATCTGGAAGCCTAGCTTGAAAATCTTCTATATTAAGCAGCTGTTCAGAAATAACATACGTAGCTCTTCCCAACTTTCTTAAACACTTATCAAGATAAGTGGGAAACAACAAATTGTCAACCGCCCCTGTATCCATATACGACTTAAGTTCCTCCATAACAGTAGCATATACTGGTTCTGGACTTATGAAGTTGTATTTATAATAATAACTCATTTTTTTGTGTATTTATAGGATTTAGAAACAGCCTCTTCAATTGTCATACCTTTAGAAATTCTATCTCGTATGGTTTGTTGGTGTAAATTATACTCTTTTGATATATCCATTAATATCTTACTTTCACCATTTATTACAAACTTTACATTCGTTCTTCTATTTCTATCTTGAGTGTATCTATCTGACCATTTACAATTTTCTGGACAATAATTACCATTAACGTCTATTCTATCTATAGAATAGTCTTTTGATGGTTTGTTTCCCATATCATTTATAAAGTTTTTGAAATCTAACCATCTTTCACAAACTTTTATTCCTCTTCCTCCGTAATTACTATAAAACTTATTTTTAGGATTAAGACATCTTGCTTTCATTGCTTCCCAAGAAGCATATTCTGAAGATGCACTCATATTATGCCTAGTTATTCTTTTCAATAATCCATCTTTTCTTTTACATCCACAAGATGTTGTGTTTCCATTTTTTAAACCACTAATTCTAGTTATAAACTTTCTTCCACAGAAACACTGAACTAATGCCTTTCTATATTTCTGAAACCCTGTAACTTCTTTTTCATGAAAATCTTCTTCCAAAAATGTCAAATCTCCAAATTTATCACCAAACTTGTATTCAAATTTTTTATTCATATCTTTTAAGTTTTCCAGGTGTTATAAATGTGTTGATATTTATCAGACACTTTTAGATAATGCGAAAGAAGCCTAGATGTGCTTCTTGAAGGTTTGAAATACCAAAGGTCTACATTTCTAAATCTAGCTGTTGATTTGAACCAAATCCATCCAAAGAAATGTCCCTCAGTGTGGTAGTTAAAATTATATATCCTCTTTCCTTTTTCTTTTGTCTTTTGCCAGTCTATTGGGAGGTTTACAAACTCCTTACCATCAATTCCTTTAACCTTTCTTCTTTTCTTCTTGTTTATAGAAAACTCACCAAACCCAAAAGGGAGTTTTGCTCTTTCACCTGTTTCAAGAATATACTCTTTATAAGACTCTAAAAATATGTAGATGATGTTTTTCCACTCATCAAATGTAAGCTTCACTGAGGGATTCTTACTGCAGAAATCATTGTAGTTTTCTTTGCTTGAGCTACGCCAATCTAATTTCGTTCTCATTTTCCTGCTGGGGCATTTGGTGCTTGACCATCTACACCATCATCTGTCATATCAGTTTTTATTTGGAAATAAGTTCCTAACAGCTTTTGAGAAGCAAGTTCTAACACCTGTTTCTCTAAATAACCAGGAAGTGCAAACTGTTTGTCTAGAGGGTTTTTACAAAGATCCTCTGTAGATACATTGTTATTACATGCACAATCTGAATACATAATCTCATTAGGAATCTCATCCTCAAACAATGCTGCTATTCTTATCCCTTGTAAAAGCGGATTGCTGATGTATAGATAGTCATTAATTATCCAATAATAGTCTTCTTTCTTTATTATAGGAAGTTTTAATAGATTTGTATATCTGTTGATTGTGATTTCTTTTAATTTCTTACCTGTGCCTCCCATAGCGTTTATGGAATAAACACCCTGTATTACATATTGGTAGTTTCCTTCAGCAATTCTTGGGAGCTTATATTTACTTCTTGCCACACTACAAGGATCTACATAATCGCAACATTCAGAAATAGGAACTTCCACCATCTCTAAACAAGGGATGGTGGTGAAGATTGTTGATGTTGCCCAGAGCTTTCTAAGATTAGTTTCTCTTTTTATCAACAACAAAGCATTGTTTCTAATCTCAGAAGCAATCACTCTATCTGTTATAAGAGAGTCTGTGGAAAGCAACTTATGCATTCCACGTACATCTGAGACCAATTTTCTTAATGTTGCCATATTACTTATATTCGACTTTCAAATTCTCCAACCTTACCAAAGTCAGGATGGTATATAAGAACAAGTCCTGCTCTAATATTATTTACATAATTGTTATCAGCGTGCCATCTATCTGTTCCTGAAAGAGAAGGCATTTGTTGAATCCTAACACCCTTTATTTCTTTTGCCATATAGTGGTGCTTATCGCCTGTATGTATTTCTCTATACTCAGCTGCTCCAAAAGTTAAAGCATTTTTTCCTGTAGCAAAAACTAAAGGAAGATCATCTATTTTACAGTTACCATGATGATATCCTATAAAGGTGTTTCCTAATACAGTGTATTTTGTAGTGGAATGGTTTCTTTGAAAGAACACTTTATAATTGTCCTTGAAGAACACTTCTAAAGCATGGGCTAAGTAGAATGACTTAGTGCGATCATGATTCCCTTGAACAAGAATCACTTCAACTTTATCACTCACTTCTTGTAGATAGGAAATAGCTTGCACTAACAAATCAAACCCTTCCTCATATTCATTATCATATCCCACTAGGACATCTTGAGGAGTACCATTGGTGGTTTGATTCTGGTAGTTATCTGTATGGAAAAAGTCATTAGAAATTGGAAAAGCTATCTTGTTTATCTCAAAAGAGTTTCTCACCTTCTCTACAAGATCTGTAAGAACGTTCATATATTGCTCTTTCTTATCTTCTATAGTTTCTCCTTCTAATGTTTTCTTTGCTAAATGAAAGTCAGATATAGAAACCTCAATATCTACACCTTCAAGATTAATATTTCCACAATCAATCTTTCTAACTAACACCTCTTTTGGAACATAACTCTCTAAGAACTTAGAAAAGTCCTCTGGTGTATAATCAGCTGGTTTTCTAAGAGTGGCAAATACAGAAGATGTGAACTTACCGTTAGACTTTTGTTTAGTCCAATAGTTGGATATTTTATATTTTTCTAAGTTTATCTTATGAATCTTAGCTAGTTCAATATCATCTTTTGGTTCAAAGCTTGTCTCAATTGTAGATTCTAATGTTCCTTTTTCATTATTAACCTTTACAACAAGTTCTTCAAGAGCACTTATGTAGTTCCCTGCTTCAGCATCATTTCCCACCTGTTCTCTGTTTTTAAGTTCTTTTAGAAGATCATCCACTATAAATTCTGAAACACCGAGTTTTTCAGCATAAACTTTCTTACTTTTTTTCCAACGAAGCATTTGTTCAAGCTGATGTAAGAGATGGTTGTTTTCCTGCATAAAGCAATTTTAGTTAAAAATTAGAGTAAAGGTAGACACTTATTTAATAATTACCAAATTATTTTAACTGAGCTAGTTATTGTAAATAACCAACTTAATTAAAAACCCCCGATGTGGATACACCAGGGGAGAACATATCCTGTAAAACCAACAAAACAGGAAGTTTTAATATATTAACTACAAGATCCAGTGTCATCAATTACATTTGAACCATCTGGTAATCTCCAATAACCTCCTAATGGGTTACTAGCAAGACCTATAAAACAGAAGTTTCCTGGACCACCTGCAGAGCAGTTATAAGGCACAGTTAATGCTGTATCTTGCCAAATAGAAACTCCAACTCCTAAAGAAGATGAACTTGAATATGCAGTGAAAGTTGGAGTGGCTGATGAACAAGGATCAAAAACAAGACTAAATGTATAATAAGTTATAGATGTAGTAGTGCTTGTTGTAGTGCTAGTAGAGGTAGATGAGCTTGATGTGGTAGTAGTGGTTGGTAGAGGTTCTACTGTAATATCTATGCAATTTGCACAATACAAGGATGTAGAACACACTCTTATTGTAGTGGTAAAATCAGGAACTAATAAGGACAAATACCCTGCTAAAAGATCCACTTTTGATACACCCACTTCAAAAGGAACACCAAAACTATCTAAATCTGAATACAGATTGAAAGGTCCTGTATCAGTTCCTGCGGTTGTAAGTTGAATTAATACTGTCATATTTGTTTGATTTTAATGATAAGTTATTGGTCCTTAATCAAAACAGGAGTTTTTATAATTTATTCAGGACATAATGTTACTTCACAATTTGTTGGAATATCTGCTTCAATAGTAAAACAAGAGTTTATAATTAAAGTGTCAGTATTAAATAATTCTGTACCGTTAATTGTTATAGACCCTCTTCTTGAATATGGATAGTTTGAGCAAGGAGAACAAGCTGTTGATGATTGTGTATATGTTTGTTGCCCTGCTGGGAAAGTAAATGAACTAGTAATGGCAGAAGTGCAACTTGATATTGAATTATTACAATCAGTTTCTGTTTCATAAAGTAGAAAACTTGCAAGGTTTACAGTAAAAGATGAAGGTGCATTTATAGGACTACTGGTTATGTCATCAAGCAAATTAAATGTAATTTCATTAGTACTTCCGTTATATTCAGTTTGTATCCTAATTGTAACAGGTGCACAAGTAGTTGTACTAGTAGTTGTTGATGTTGAAGTGCTAGTGCTGGTAGATGAACTAGTACTGGTAGATGTTGATGTACTAGTAGAAGTGCTTGTAGATGTAGACGTACTAGTGGAAGTTGATGTGCTAGTTGAAGAGGTACTTGTACTAGTAGATGTGCTTGTACTGGTACTAGTAGAAGTTGATGTACTGCTGGTAGATGTTGATGTAGAAGTGCTACTGCTAGAAGTAGTGGTGGTAGAAGGTGATTGTGTTGTTGAAGAAGATGTGGTTGTGGTGGTACTTAATTGATTCAATGTTTGACAGATAAGAGCATCTATTTCCTTTATAGCATCATTCAATGTTTGATTTGTCTGTACATCAATACATGCTAAAGCAGGACCGTTATACAGAAGTTGTTGAGAATCATCCACTTCTGGAGTACAGTTCTTTGGATATGTTACACGAACTATTCTATCTGAATGACAAGACATTTTTAATTTTTAGTTTTAAGTTAATCAGGAATAGGAACTGGTCCAGTTAATCCAAAAGCTTCGGCAAATATTAAATAAGTTTCTACACTGCCTTTTACAGAAAGGCAACATTTTTCTGTAGGTAAACATGCACAATTTGATGGATCATTACAAGTAATACCCATAGCTTCTGCGTATGCAAGATAAGTTTCTACCGATGCAAGTACTTGTTGATCTCCTTCTATATCAGGATTGCTAACATTACAATAAAAAACAACACCATTATCTAAAATTGTACCAACAAAAGCAATTGCATCTTGTATAGGAACATTATTATTTTTTAAATAATCGTATATATCACAAAGTGTAGACTTTGTTCCTAATAAAGAATATTCAACTATTCCTTTATCTAGGATTACGTCTGTTAAAGCAGACCCATAAAGTTCTCCAAGTTTATCTAAACAATTTTCTGTACAACAATCTGAATACCAAGATGGGCAACTTTGAACATCAGGTCCAGTCCATCCTAAAGCTTCGCCAAGTTTTAAAAATGTTTCTACAGAAGCAAATGCATACAAGTTTCCACAAGGACAACAGGAACATAAAGGAGAAATATCTCCCCTATCTAAAATTTGTGCTAATTGATCTACACTAGGAATGCTCATGTTTTTATTTTTACTAATCGTTTATTAAATAACTGTACATACATTAAATCCTTCTATAACATAAACTGTTCCATTAACAGTTATACTTTGAGGAGAGGTTGTAATTATATTTCCTCCTGTTACAGTGAGACTTACTATTTTTGCACTTTGTCTTGTTGGATCTTCTGACTGCAACCCATCAAAATCAAAAGATTCTCCTGCATCTAAAGATGGATTAAATGAATAACTATTACTACCTCCTGTACAATTTGATGCTGTATATGCGTCAATTTGCATTGAAAAAACAAGATTATCAGGATTCACCCCAGAAAGTCTTTCCATAATTAAACCAAAGAATCCATCTGAATTTGCAGGAGTGAGTCTTATTAAATTAGGAATAGGGGTGGTTGTGGTGGTAGTGGTTGGTGCTACTGTGGTGGTGGAAGTTGTGGTTGAAGGAGAAGGTACAAATGGTTCAAGAATGTCTAAAATGTTTGCAAAAGGACTTGTACATCTACTAGGAATTAAAGTTGTATGTGATGATGTTGTAGAAGATGTTGTAGTGGTAGTGTTACAATTTTCTATAATACTGAGAATTTCACAATATTTCTCATCTAGTTTTTGAAGAACTACTGTTAAACTATCTCCATATTCTACACCTGTGCATGTAAGATTTTCTCCTGTATACACAACAACATCTGTGTTACTACAGCTTTTTAACACATTTCTATTGCAGGAATTGTTAGGATAACAAGACATTTATATTAAGTTTATATATTATGGAAGATAAATTATATAATAACATCCAATACCAGGTTGAACATTAGAATGTGCTTCATTACCACCTGTGTTTGCATTAACAACAACTATATTAGCAGTTGCTGTTAAAGTTACACTACTTGTAGTTTTTGTTCCACTTGAAGTGAATTCTGTTCCAAAAACATTAGAACCATTTCCACCTCCTTTATTAAAATACCCAAGTGTGTGATCGTGAGTAGCTGGATTTATTGTCACTGTAGAGCCAGCAGTATTTGCTATGTGTGTATGAGATGGAATTTGAGCAGTGATTAGTGTAGTGCCATTAGCTCCAACAAATCCTGATAATAAATAAGTGGGATTTAATGGGCTTGTTGAAGGATTAACTGCTCCAGGAAGAGTGCCTCCTCCCATGTTTCCATTTGTTAAACCAACAGGCACTCTACCACGCAAATCAGGAGTACCATTAGACCCATTACAAAAATATATTTTTTCCCACTCTCCAGATCCTACACCAGACCCACTAAAGTTTGATAAAATAGCTGGTGTTGGAAAAAATGGAACTGCCATGTAAGGAACCATTCTTGTATAATACTTAGTTGCTGCTGTTGTTCCAGCTAAATACGCAGCAATTAATGCATCAAGATCTGTAAGTTTTACATACGTAGCATCTACATCTATAATAAATGCACAAAGTCTGTCAATTACAGCTTGTAAAATAGCGTGTGTTCCTGAATCAGGATCAACACCAGTTATACAAGTACCAGTTGGACAAATATTAGTTGGGCATGTATATAAATCATAAGCAGCTTCTAAAGAAGCTATAAAAGCATTTATATCATCAATGTCTGCAATAGTTCCATCAACAAGAGTCTTTAATTCACAAACTGCTTGTGTGAGAGCTTTTAAGAAATCCACCACTGTCAAATCTCCACATGTAGGTAGATTCTTACTAACTATTTGACAAATAATGGCTTGGTCAATATTTGGCTTTATTCCTGTCCCATCTAATGTAGAAGTGAGGAATGTAATAATAGCTTGTTCTACATAAGAAAGACTATCTCCGTTCTTTATACCAAGAACAGGAATGTCTATTCCTGTATATTTAACACACTGATCAGAAATTATCTGAGGACACCCATTGTAGCAATTTGAGCAACTCATTTTATGTTTTTATTTATGTATTAATAATTTGATTCTACTGATGATTTGTTCATCTGAAAAGTTCCTTCCACCATAATCTATATTACATATCCTATATTGTAATATTCTTTTATAGTTTAAAAGATCGTTTATAACCTCTCCATTTATGTTTCTGTTTAAAGAATAAATAGTGTTGTTATAAAGATCCTTTGCCATCTGTGCTATTTTGCAATCTATTTCTGAGATTACAACACAAATGTCAGAACAGTTTACACAGTTGATAAGCCTTGGTGATAGCATTTCTAAATCGTTTTGTTCCTTTTTGAGCAGCAGCATGACAAGCTGCACACAGCCCATTAATCAATTGACATCCACAGCCAAAGTTAGCTCCACATTTAGTACACTTCATAGAATTTGTTTTTTGGTTTAATTAGTAAAAGTTGGTTACATAGTTTGTGCCAGAACACTGACATCCATTTCTAATAAAGTTGTCTAGCATTCTATTAGCTTGGTTGTACAACTTATTAGATTCATCTACAGCACAATTGTTTGCAGCAGATATTGCTCCTTGTATAAAGAAATAGATGCTGTTTAATTGCACTTTCTGTTGTGTTCTAATAGCCCTATCACACTCCATCATGTCAAGCTTCATAAATGCATTATCAAACTTCTCTTGAAGAGCATCTACACGCATTATTGTTTTCTCAACAAAATTCTTGTATGCAGGTGTAATACTGTATTTTATATAATATACACCATCTGGAAGAGGAAGTTCTGTATCACCCACTTGTGTAATTCCTAAAGATGTAGAATTAAACAAATTGAAACTGTTTGGGTTAAACGGTAACACCACCTTTCCAAAGGAAGGAACATTAAATTCAATTGAAGGAGCAGAAATAGATGAAGGAGAAGGATATGTAGAAGTGTCAGCAATTCCTAAAGTTTTAGAACTATAGGTGGGAATCACTGCTATATCTAATTTTAAATCTGCCATGTTGTTTAAAAAAATTGTGCCAGAGGATTTTGAGATTTAATCCTCTCACCCTCTGGCACAGGTTATTATGATCTTATTTTCTTCTTCTATCTATTATGGAGGAGTTACAGTAGTAGAAGTAGTTGTAGTGATACATGTGTTGTCAAACTCAATCTCTCCAAGAGCATCTTCTAATGCATTGTAAAGATTTGTTGAAGCAGTTCCTTCAGGAACAGCAATGATCACCATTGAGTCTTGCTCGATATAATCTCCCCATTGGTAAGCAGATCTATCGTAAGCGTTAAACTTAATGTAATATGTGTCATACACTGTACCAGCACTCACCCAGCTTTCAAAGTTACCGTTATATCCAACCATTCTGTAGAGATGCTTCAGATAACCAGCTTGATAAGAATAGTAGTTCTTTTCAAGTTGTGTAATTTCTTCAGAAGTACCTGTAGGATAGTTTGAAGTTTGAATAACAGTTGCTTCAGCTACAATGTTACAATTGTCAGCAACAATAAAGTCAGCAGTGGTTGCAGGACCAGAATAAACAAAAGTACGGAAGTACATTCTGTCATATTCAAAAGGAAATGCTGCAACGTCACAAGGTTGACCGTATTTAGTAAGAGCCTTACCTGTAATACGGAGAATTGTACCACCAACATTTTCAAAAGTGTAGAAAGTGTTGAAGCTAATGTTGTCAGGGTTGATACCAGGACCTTGTTGCTCAAGTTTTTCGATGAATTGATCAATCAAAGCATCAACATCAACAGTGTCACAAGGATCTCCACCACAATCGCAACAAGGAGCTTGAACAGTTACACTACGAGTGAAACCATTGAAATACAGAGTGTCAATGTAAGAAGAATGTGCACGAAGAGTCAAAGTGACAACATCACCACATTTTACATTGAAATCAGTTACATCAGTGATTTGAGTTGTAGCAGTTCCACATCCCTTCACTTTATACCACTCAGTAACGTTAGACTTACAAGCACCGCCTTGAGCACATCCAGAAATTTTGTCTGAACGTTTAGAGCCTTGCAAATAAGTGTTCACTCTACCTTGAGCAATGTAAAAATAGGGAGAAGAACCAGGAGTGAGAGTAGCGACATAGTTGTTAGTGAAAATACCAACTTGGCCAGCTGTAAGGTCTTGCGTAGGGCTACCAGTTGGAAATGAGGTTTGACTCACTGGCACTACGAAGAGGGTAGTTAATGAAAAATCAGCCATTTTGTTTTATATTTAAATTGTGAAAAAACTTACTCGTTTGTTTGAATTCTGTATGCTGAGTTTTGAACAGCAGATTGATTTTCTGTATACATAGCTAGATTTTGAACTGTTAAATCTAAAAGTTCGTCTTCTAAGTATGTTTCTAGTTCGCAATCTTGGTCTACAGAAGGTGTACCATCAAACTTGATATATCCTTCTTTATCTATATACACTGGATAGCGCATGTAAGATATGTAGATTTTTTTAGGAGTGAATGTACCATCTGTAAATATACTTACCTCATCAGATGATAAAAAGTTAAACGTTTCCTGATATTCGAAAGAAGGCTTGTAATGTGTGTTGTTCAGAATAAACTGTAAATCACCATGTTTTGCCAAATCTCTATTAATCCAAATCTGTCTATCTTTACATCTTCCTTTATCTGCTAATACATAACTATCAATATAGAACATGTATTTAGGAGATAGGTCGTTTAGTCTTGCAAACCACTGATTAAGTTCTTTGTTCTTAACTTTTAGATTAAGAGGTTGGTTATTGTACGTTATCACCAAACTCTGAAGATCTTCATATCTCTTCTTAAAGGAATCCAGTCCTAAACCACTAACTGTAGAAAAACCATCAACCTTTTGTTTGATGAGCTTTATCTGAGCTTCGTTAAGAGCTAAAATCTTATCTTCTAATTGAATCTGTTGGTGATCGTTAGTAGATAGTTTATTTAGCCTTTGGTCAATCTTATATAATAAACTATCTACAGGTATCATACAGATGCAAGTTTCTTAGTTTTTAATTTTTGTTCAAGAGTGATCAGTTCATCTTGGTTATCATCATCTGCCAAGAACTTCACTAAATCATCTTCATCTTTTGCCACTTCAAATTCTCCTTCATACACCTTACCATTAGGCTTAAGTCTGTATATAGAATGTGTAAGAGCTTGTTTAACTAAATCTTTAATATGGAGCAAGTTGTCTTTCATATCAGCAAATCTGGTGAAAACTTCCACAGGATTGAGTCCTTGGTATTTTCCGTTTTTAAATTCAGTTTGCTTTAAGACATTATCTACTAAGTTATAAACCACTTCTTCTTTTGTATCATCTGTTACAGGAAGTCCTAACAAACGAGCAACCTTTCTTTTTCTTTCAGGAGTCATTGAATCAAACTTAACAATTGCTTTATTGATAAGTTGTTTCTTTTTGAACACCACTGCATTCTCAATCTCATCATCTACAACATAAAATTGTGTGTCAGCAGCAAATTCACCACGCTCCCAAGCCTGATAAGAACTAGCAATTGTAGGATGAACACGCAACCAAGAGAAAGCTAATTCTTGAAGAGGAACATTCAAATCAAAGAAATTATCACCATCAAGAAGTTTAACAGCTTGTACATGTAATGTATCTTCTGTAGAGGTGGAAAGTCCATAGTTCCAGAATTTAGAACGAGGACCAAGATCAAGACCTCCAAGAGCACCTTCAAGTTTTTCTCTAAGAGCTGCTACACGTTCGGTTTCCAGTTCTCTTTCTGTAGGATCAGAAATTCTACGGATATAAGATGCATGTGGATCAAGTCCTGTTCTATAAGTTCCATCAAGTTCTTTGTAAGGATATTTAAAAACCCCTGTACCAGGAACCCTTGTTAAACCTTTGTTTGCAAGACCACCTTGCATTGTCTGAAGTTGAGAGTTATTATACTCTTTCTTAATAGTGGAAATTTTTCCAATCTTGCCCATGATGTAGTTGTTTTGCGGTTTTAATTTAGCAGAGATGCGAGGAACGAACCCCACAGCAAATAGGAAACACCCTATTTCATCACCTCTGTATTTTTGAGAAGAGCTCCCCCACATTGAAGTGGGGAGCATTCTCTTCTCGGTAGGATATAAGACTAAGGTGCTAATCTTACGGGAAGCAACCTTAGTACGGTTGTTAGAATTGTGGGATTTCTTCAATCAACACTGTACGAGACAGATCTTCAATGAATACATCACAACGGTCTTTCATCCAGATTTCGTATCCAGGGAATTTGTTAGCAGAGCTCATACCTTGAGATTTTGCAAATCCTAAGTGGTGACGAGTTCCATCAATATATCCCCAAGTCATAGAAGGAGCACCCTTCATACGAACTTCACGAATGTTGTTAACCAAAGAACCATCAGACATAGGAGATACGTCAAACACCATAAATACAGGAGTAGACTTCTTATTCTGACCAAATTCCAGGTTAGATTGAGGCAGATCAAGTTCTTTCAAGTGAATCAGTTCAACACGACCAGTTTCACGAGTAACCATTGCATCGAAAGCAAAGTTATAAGTGATGTGTTGACCTTCTCCTTGTAAGTAACGGTTTCCGCTATCAGCCATGAAAGTAAGACCACTGTTTAAAGCGTCAGCTTTCAGAGCTTGTTGGAATACATCAAAACCAGCTTCGTTAGTGTACATTTTAACTCTACGATCTTTAACATCCACCCTGCGGTAGAACAGATCTCCAAATACAGAACGAATCAAGTTAGCAGAGAACTCACCACGGTTATATTGTACCAAGTTACCATTGTTACGCATTCTGTGATATACACCAGCAGAAGTACGCTTCAATTCTTGCTTAGAACCATTTGTTTTCACTGTACCAGGCTTGCTCCAAATCATACGCTTAACTTTCAACTCAAGCATAGACTTACGCATCCAGAACTCAATGAAAGGTTCCCATTTAACATCATTACGTGTTAAAGGAAGCTGATTCCTACGTTGAGGAGCATATACTAAGATGTCAAGAGGCTTACCAGAAGCATCACGCATCATTTTGTCATCAGCCCACTCAGTGATTTTATGTTCAAAACCATATGCAGAACCAAGAGATTCAAACATAGTGATTTGCTCACCCAAACGAGGAAGACCTAACAAATCTTGATCAAATTCACCAATTGCAGCATCAACCAATTCTAGTTCAATACCCACTTGTAAGAAGGTAGAGCTTACGAAATCAACTGTTGGATTGTCAGTTACAAGAGTAAAAGTGTACAACCAACCCATGTTCCAAGGAACTGGATCTTTGATAACGTAAAAACGAGGACCATATTGACGAGTGCCTACAGAAACAATAGCGTTCTTAGAGAACTCATTAGTGTCCAAAACAAGAGAAAACTCTTGACCATCAATACCAGGCTTCAGAAGCTCGCTTGTTGATGTAGGGATGTCAATGATTCTAGGGAATTTGTAAGGAACAGCCACTTGCCATTTCCAAGCATCACTATTATTATCAATGTAATAAGGAGTGCTTTTGTTAATCATGTCTAAAAAGTCATTGCTATATAAGCTAGACTGTGTGTACAAGCTGATGATTTTCTTATCATAATCAGCAGGTTCTGTGCTGTGGAAGCTTTCTAAGTGGTTAGCATCTGTAAGCTTTCCTACAGCACGCTTATCCATAGAAGCAACACGAGCATACGTAAACCCAGTTAAACCTGGAATTGTTTGGATTGCCATTTTGTTACCTTTTTATTTTTGTTAAATTATAAAAACCATGAATTACTTTTTGATGGGGAGGAAGAGGATGATGACGACTTAGATTTAGTCACTTGTCTTGCCACCTCACCAAATAATTGATCAGACTTCTTACTTATTCCTGTTTTTTGAATTGTGGATAGAGTGGGATCTTTTTCTAGGATTTTGAGTAAGAGTCCAACCTTCACCTTTTTTTCATGGTTCTCAGGTCTCTTCAACTCCAGAATAGCTTTGTCAAATTCTGTAATTGTTTCTCCAGAATTTGTTCTATATCTATCCACTAATAAGAAATCTTGTAGTTCGTTAGCTAGTTTGGGGTTGATGGGAATACCATCAAACTCTTTTGTTTTAAGCTTCTCTTGAAGAACAGATTGTACGTTACTAATATATTCTTGCTTTATAGCTTGTCTTTGTTGAAGTTCTTGTTGAGACTTCTGTTCAAGCTGTTGTAATTTAGCAGCTTCTTTTTTAACCAACACCTTGTGGTGTTTTGTAGCCACTGTTTCTAAATCACCATAGTTCTTAAGACGTTCAACCTCAGTTTCAACATCATCATCTTCAAAACCTTGATCTGCAAGAGCTTGTTTTATCACTCTCACTTGATTGGACTCTTCTGAAAGGTCCATATCAGCAAAGCTTACAATATTGTTGTATGCACCGAAATATTCTTTTGGATCAACACCTTTTACAAAAATTGCATCAAATGCTTTTTGGTAGTCTTCACCAAACTGTCCAATGAAGTTGTTTACCACTTCAATAGCACCCTTTTGTTTTTCCTTTTGAAACTTCTCAAGGAATTGCTCAGGAGTTTGGATTTCTTCTTCATCATCTTCATCTGAAGAAAACACACCAAGTTTTAAAAGGTCTTTAGCAAGAGCACTAAATTGTGTCACTTCTTGCTCACCATCTTCTTCTTGATTTTCAGAAGGAGCTTCTTCCTTTACAGGAGTTTTACTTTTAGTTTTTGAAACAGGAGCAGCAACTTCTTCCTCTTCTTCTTCCTCTTCTTCACCATCAGAAAGAAGAAACTTTTCTAAAGACTTATCCTCCTCTTTTTCAGGAGCAGGTTTCTTTTCTTCAGAAGATTCTTTTTTGGAAGATGATGCTGTTTGTGGAGGATCGTTCTTTATATCCTGAATATCATCAGGACTACTTGTAGAAGTTTCAGGAGCTAACAGATCATTAAGAAGTTCTGCATTACCAGCTCCCATCTCCATAGTATTCTCAATACTAAAGTTCCCAAATGAGGGGGTTTCCAAATTTTCGGCCATATGTAGTTGTATTTATCTGGTTTTCAATGTAAAGCTAAATCACTATTGTTTAACAGCAAAGAAGAAACGTATGTTATAGTTGATTTTTGCGGATAATATAGCATTAATATTTTTTACTCTAACTAAAAACGTTTATTCTTTGAACACTGTATACACTTTTGTTGTCACCACTCTAGCAAAATATACCTTGTGAACAAGAATTCCCATAGGTTCACATTCTTTCTTGATGGAGTTTTTTATAGCTGTCAGAGTTTTCTTTTCTTTAATTTCTTCCCACGTACAATCTGTTAAATAGTCTGCAGTCGTTCCACGTGAAATATCCATTATATTTCCACCAGCTTCGTTTGTATCAATCAGATACTTCTTAGGATCAGTGATTTCAAACATTACAATTGGTTCAACACTCACTTGTTTACCATCTATTGTTGTAATATCTATAGGGTGTAAAGGAAAAGTGTCTATTGTTCTTATACATGTATGTATTTCGTCAATTAGTGGTATTTTAAAGTTAAGACCTTCCTTTAAATTCTTTTTATATTTACCTAGTCTTAATAAGACACCACTTTCATAGCATCTTAATACAGACACTGGGGAAAGGTAGTTGTTCCACTTTTCCCCTATCCACTCAATTGTACTTATTAGAATATTACTATCTAACATTATTTAGATTTTTTATTAGCCCTGTTCTTAGCATTCTCCTTAGCTATAGCAAGATCATTAGCTTGGTTCTCTCTAGCCACTTGAAGCTTTTCTCTCTCAAGAGCCATCTTATCAGAAGACTGTTTGTTCTTAGCGTTTATATCAGCAAGCTTAACGCTATAATCTTTATCAGCTTTTGCTCTAGCATCTGCCAACTTACTCATTTCCAATACATCAGGAATAGCATTTGCATTAACATCTTCAGACTCAACATTACCAAATCCTGTAGCTTGAATAATTGCAATCTTCTCTTTAGAAAGCCTATCAAGTTGTTTTTGATAGTTGTCATTAGCAACAGTTTGTTCATGCTGTAATTGAGCTTGTTGCAATTGGGCTTGAGCAATTTGTTGCTGTTGTTCCATTTGCTGTTGTTGCTGTTGCATTTGCTGATCTTGCATTTGTTCTTGTCTTTCTTTAAGAGTTTTGAAGGTTTTCTTCATTTCTCTTACAGACTTAGTAGAATAGAGCTCAATTACATCGTATAGAGATCCTCCGTTCTGCATAAGCGGTTGTGCAAGTTGTCTGATTTCTTGGAACATTTGATTATCCTCAGGTCTGTTAGTTGGGAACACTTTCAGATCACGGAATCTGAGATCTGTACCATTCACTTGAACAAACGCTGATTCTCCCTCAGATGTAATGTAAGAAAGCGTTGATTGTGGTTTTTGACTTTCTACATATAAAGCAGCATCTATAATTGCTTGGTAGAGCTGACCCATTACATATTCATGTGCTACAAACAAAGGTTCTGTTTGAGAATAAGACTGTTGCAATGCTGCATTTGTACCTGTTGCAGATTCTGAAGCTGTAACAGATCCCAATCTTTGTCTAGAAATACCAACTAGTTCCCAACACTCAGTTTTTAATTGCATAGCAAGTTGGTAACGAGATTGTATCTCTTGTGTACGTGTGAGGTCTATATCTCTAAACTGGTTGAATGATGAGGGAGATTTGAGGTTCTCTGGAGAATCATCAATAAATACCACACCTCTATTCCTAGCTTCCATTTCCCAAACATCTAATGCATCCTGTGCATCACCATCTTTAGGAACAGGAACGTGTCTAATAGATGTTAGATACACCTTACCCACTTCTTTCTCAAGAAGCTTGTAAAGCTGGTTCATACATACATTGTACAACACCTGAAAAGGTTTCATCAAATCTACAAGAGAACGAGCTTCTGTGTTCTTAATCTCAAAAGTGGTTCCTATAATAGGACAATAGTTAAGAAGTTTAAAAGGCTTAATATGATAGATGTCAGGTCCAATCTTCACACCCTGATACCACTGATTTATCCATCCCCATTCTAAAGACTGTTGTGTAGGCATTGATCCAGATTTGTAAGTTTCATCCACTAATGTAGACTGCTCATTACCCATCTCATCTGTGTATATAAGCTTTCCTATTTTCTTTTTAGAAAGCCAATAAGCCCTCACTACAACATACTTGTATCCAAATGATGACACATTGGAAGTGAGACCAAGGAAATCTTTAAGGCCATCATTATTCTCCTTCATCTCACTTTCAATGATCATTCTTGTTTGTAATACAAGGGGGTCAAAAGTATCGTATGTTACAGAATCAATACCAGGAGATACGTTAGGATTTCCTAAGTTTGATTCTCTTACGTTTATCAATCCATAATCTTGGAGAGAAGATCTTAAATGGTCTATCTCTTCTTTTGTAATGTCAGGGAAAGTTTCAATTATCTCAGAAAGCTCCATCACCTGCACTGTACCAGCAGCATAAGCACCTTGTGCTCTACCAGTGGTGTCTGAAATATATTTTCTATCAGGGGTGGTGAGGAACCAAGTGTTCTTGGGATTAGCTACCTCTATATTAAATCCAAGTTTAGAATTGTCCTCATATATATGGTAGAATTCTCTTGCAGAAACAAGAAGATCTCTAAAAGCATCTTCACTTTTTTCTTTAAGATTGAATTCCATCTTTTGACAAGTGAGAATGTGGTTTGCCCACTTCTCAGCAACAGATGTATAAGCATCCAATTCATCCTTTATCTTGTCAGCAGTGAGTTGCTCTATTTGCTCTTCAGAAACTTGATTCTCTCCTTCTTCATCTGTATATCCCTCCATTGCTAGCTTCTCCATTATTTTCTTTCTAGCAGAACTTGTAATAAATTCTTGAAGGATGCCTGTTTTATATTCTAGTTCTTCAGACTTACTATCATCATCAAAAGCCTTCACTCTATATGTATCTGGTCGTTTTGATATTTCACCTATCAATGTGTTTATAGGAGAAGTTACAATAGAATAGTGCTTAACGTATTTTGGAAGCTCTAAATTTGCTGTAAGAGTGTCTGTAAAACTTCTCACCTCAGGTTCTTGATAGAAGTCCTCAGGAGTGAGAATCCCTTTAACAAGGTCATAATTTCTTACAAATGTATCACGGTTTTTTACAAACTCAGCATAAGCTTTGTTTGCAAAATAGTCCATCGTGTTCTTTATCCAACTTTCATCCTTCTTTTCCTTTTCAGTTTTGAACTGATCGGGAAATATATTAAGATAAGCATAGCGTATCGTTGCATCTTTGGTATACCTAATAATAGCCATTATATAAATAATTTACTTTTTCTTTGATTAAATAATCCTCTAGATTCTGAGAAAAGGGTGGATTTTGGTTTCTTTGAGAACAAAGCTGCCACTCTTGCATCACCAGATCCTCCCACCTTTCCTAATATAGGATCCATCTTCATAGCTTGAGCTATAGCTAGTTCTGCTGCTACAATACGGTCAAAGTTTCCCTGATCATTGTATTGTATTATTTCTTCTAAGAGAACAGGATCAAACATCTTACTCACCCCTGTCACTTCTTTTGTAACATTACCATGTTCATCAGTTTCTTTATAAATCACCTCTTCCAAATACTTCTTTAAGCAATTGTGAAGGTAATCGATGATTTTTTGTGAAGATCTATGTACTCCATATTCACGTTTAACTGTGGTGTTTGGTACCACCTCCATAAGCCACTGTGGTTGCTTTTCCAAATAGTGTGCATCTCCTTTTGATTTCATGTATTCAATAAACGATATATCATCATTTTCACAAAGGGTGCGAGCATTGTAATACTTAATAAGTAGACGTGCTTGTTCTTCCCAGGTTTCCTTCTTATCAGGACGTGCTACATAGCTTGCTACAAACATGTCCTGATATTTCTCACCTGTAATATCATGCATTCGTTTATAAACATAAACTGCTCCCAATGAGGAGCTATATGCTGATTTACCCTGTCTGTAAGGATCCACTCCTGCAACATACAATCCATAAGGAGGGTTTTCGATGGGAAACTCATATATTACAACAGGAGCATCTTTTAAGTCTGAGTTCTTAAGAGGAAAGTTTGTGATGGGTTGTTTGTCTGTAAACTCATGTGCAATCTTATCTCCATCATTAAACAGAATAACAGGAACACCTGTTTTCTCCTGTTGCATAAGCCTAAACTTCTGACGCTTAGCAGCCTCAATATCAAATATGTTTGTATCCTCATTAAGAAAGATGTCATCCACTTCTATAGGATAGTACATCTTTTCTTTAAGATAGGCTATTCTATCTCCTGCTTTCTTTAATCTTTCTAGGTTATTGTTAGTAATTTCAAGAGCTTTCTCTTCGTTGCTCACCAGCATTGGAATCTCTTTAAGAGCAGGAATACTGAGGTAGTCCCCCAATGTGGATTGTTCTTTAGCCTCCATCCTATATTTATAGGAAATGAAAAGTCCATGAACACGCTTTTCATCTTTCTCATTATTATATGTAAGAAAGTTGAAATTGTTCACATCAAACATCAGACTCTTAGCATCCATGAATTTCTTCATATCACCCCCAGTGCCTGTAAGAATTGGAGAACATCCCCATCCGTAGGGAGTGGTGAAACCAGGAACTGCAGCCTGGAATCCTCTAAGAAAGTTACCTTTACCAATCTCGTCAATAATGAGCTTGCGTGGTTTGGTACCAGCAATCGCTTCTTCATTATTACCTTCATCAAGGTTACGAATGAGGATTTGTGAAAATGGTATACGTTCTCCTCCTTTGGTTTTAATTCCTAATGAAACTTGGTTCTTCCAATTGTCTTCTATCCTTTGCCACCTCCAAGCTTCTGGAAGGAAGTTGAGTCCTTTATCAATCTTATCTGTAATAAGTTTTATATCTGGAGCGTTCAAGCCAGCAATAATGTTTTGTGAGTTCTCATCAAATGTAGCTCCCCATCCTATGTAAGAGCTCTCTATAACAGACTTAGCCAAACGTCTGATTCCTAATATTACCAGTCCTTTCTTCTCTTGTTGAGCCTTATCTATCTCATTTGTTATCACCCACTCATTATCTCTAAGCAGAGGGTTGGCATATTTCTGGGAAATCCTACCACGTTCATCCATAACATCCACCTCTGTGTTCCAGAAGTTAAGGTGCCAATATAAAAAGGGGTTGATGTAAACACCCCCCATCATAGCTCCATTTAAACAAAGCTCTTTATGGAAATTAAAGAATTGTTTATACTCGACAGAATCCTTATCAGGAATCCTTTTCTGGTTAAGGTACCAATCTTTATAATCTATACTCTGTATTTCCATTATTTTCTGCTTTTAAGGAAGTCTTCAGCCATTGAGCTGAGCTCTCCTTTCCCTCTCACTTCCACCTTTGCTTCTTCAGCACTACGAAGTTTATCCACCACTTCCACCAAAGCTAAGTAATTTTTCATGGTTTCTTGAATAAACTTTCCCTGAGCCTCTATAGAAGCAATCACCATAGGCATCATTCCTCCTTTAGCTGTGGGCTTCCATTCAATCCTGTCTTTTAGTTCGTGCAAGGGATTAGCATCTACATAAGCTTTCCAGGATTTAAGTTGTTCTTCAGCCCACGAGAGTTCAGCGTTTATGTATGTAGTTTTCTTAATAGTTGTCGCCATTATCTTCCTCTTTTAGAATGTTATCAAGGTCCATAGCTTGTTTTATAATGTCATCTATTTCCTTATCGTCTGAATGAGGAACATCCATTTCAAGCTGGGACTTATACTTCTTGAGAGCAAACAGCATCTCTTTGTCTGAGATTCCCCAGAAGTCTCCATAATCAGCTAGGGCTGTTGCAATGTGCCTACCTATATTATATGTAGGATAGCCATGTTGTAGTTCTTGTAGCACCTTTAACACTTGGTTGTAATGCTTTGGTTTCTTTGTCATCTTTTTAGTTTTATACCACCACTAGCCCTGATGCTTTAGCAGACATTGTTGTAACAGCATCTTTCACCACTGAATTTAGAATTTGTTGAATGTGAGCATTAGCAATCTTTTGTGTGTCTTCAGCAATACCAGGCGTTGCACATAATGCAGCTAGTCTTTCCATAGCCATAAAGGCATCTTGTGTAGTTTGAAAGTTCATATTATTTGGTTTAAGTTTTCGTCTGAAAGAGGTGACTCATCATCATCACCACCCTCTTCTCCAAAAGGATCTTCTGCTCCTGGAGCCATATATTCGTTAGTGAAATGTATTTCTAGGTAGTCTTGCATAACATCTGATTCTCCAACAAGATCTACATAATCCACTCCCATTTCATAGAGGTCAACAAGCTGTTGAATGAAGGAATGAAGGGGCAGCTTTACAAATCTTGCTTTCATAAGGCGTTATTTTAAATCGTTTTTAAGTTTGTTCTCTTCCTCCTGTGTCTTTACAACAGCTGTCCATTTTTGTAAAGGACATTCACAGGAAAGGCATTTTGTCTTTGCAGCTAGCGTACATCCACAATTTGTACAATGGGCATCTGGTCTTACAGACGTATACCCATTCTTTTTAGCATTATCAGAATGGTGCTCACAGGTGAGGCATATTGCCATTCTTTCTTGATATGTAGAATCAATCAACGTTTTCAAATGAGCTGGGGGAATCAAATTGTTCCTCCACCCCTCGTAAATCTTGCTCAAGTCTAACATCTATCTTTGGTTTTAATATTTCAATGGCTATTTCTAAAGAAGACAATTTAGCCTTGGCTGTCTCTTTCCTTTTCTCAGACACGTCTGGATTGTCCAGCTGTCTTTGAAGGGCTGCCTTTTGGGCGAACATTTTATCGAGCTTCTTATGAGCCTTCTTTGTATTAAAAAAGAACTTTCCAAACCCACTAATCTCTACACTGTTATTTGTTAAAAGAGCATTATTGGTTGACGTAAACTGATGGTTAATAACACTCTCAATAGCCTTCTCACTCTTAAGAAGCTTTACAGCCATCTTCCTAATTATGTAGTCTTTTACAGAAAGTGATAGGGGCTTATCCATGCGTCAGTTTTATTTCTAGAGAAATGTTCTTGTTGAAGTCTAGAATAATAACAGGATTCACCTTCACCTTTGTTCCATCCTTTATCAACACATTCACCTTCTTAAGCTTAGAAATAATGTTATTAATCGTAGCTGAAGAGGTGTTATGTTTCTTACAAAACTCTTCTCTAATATTGGCATAGGAGATGTTTCCTTTAATAGCTGTAAAGGCTATGAGCTGTATTTCCCTTTCTGTAAGCTTTAAATCATTAATAGCAGACAGAATAGTGTAATACCTCTCAGCTAAGGAAAACACATTGTTCTCCTTTTTCTTTAACTTCTGTACCAATATAATACCAGATTCCATATTTAGTTTAAACAAAGATATAATATATTCCAAACTTATTAAAGACCATTTTTCACCTCAATGCTATATTATGAACAACTTTTCTCCATATATATCATATTCCACCTCCCCACCCAACCTCCCCAAAGTTACAACCCTTTATTTGACATTTCCAAATTTATTTCAAAAAAAATTTTTTTGTCAAGCTCCACCTTGACTAATTTTTTATTTTCGTAAAGATGTTTCTTTACCATCCCCCCCCTAACTCATTGTAAATCAAGAAATTATTGTGTAGATGGGAGGGGAGGCTACTCCAAATTGAAACCCCGATACAGTTTGAGTGGTTGGGATAGTCCCCCCTTGTCTTGTGTAATAAGAGTCTGAATAAGGCTTAATAAATGCAAATCTTATTACACAGGGCTAATTATTCATCATTTTTT